TACTGTGTTTTATCCTATTTGGCATCATCAGTTTGATGATCTTATCGTACTTAAAAACAATCAAGGGACTGAAGAAACTAGAGTACGCCACATGGACTATGGAGTCGTATTATCAGCATTCTTTTGGCGAAGATTCAAAAACAAAGAAAACATAACTTTCTTTGATCCAAACGAGGTTCCTGATCTCTATGAAGCCTTTTATAACAATACAGAAAAGTTTGAAGAACTATATGTAAAATACGAAAAACAAAAAGATTTGCGTAAAAAGACAATGAGTGCCGAAGAAGTATTCCAAAGTGGTATATTAAAAGAGCGCACTGATACTGGTAGAATTTATCTAGTATTCATTGATAATGTCATGAACCAAGGACCATTCGATCCTGAATATCACACAATTTATCAGTCCAATTTGTGTTGCGAGATACTTTTGCCCACTAAGAGTTTCAAGCGATTAGATGATGCAAATGGTAGAATTGCACTGTGCACATTGGGGTCTATTAATTGGGGTGCATTCCGTCATCCTGAAGATATGCGTAGAGCATGTCGTGTATTACACCGTAGCCTTTGTAATATATTAGATTATCAAGACTTTTTGTCTATTCAGTCACAGTTAAGTAACGATGAAATTCAACCACTTGGTATTGGTGTAACGAATTTAGCATACTGGCATGCTAAAAGGGGATACAAATATGGCGATAAAGAGGCACTACACGATGTAAAAAGTTGGATGGAACACCAAGCATACTATCTTACTGAAGCAACTGTAGAACTTGCAAAAGAACGCGGTAAGTGTGTTGATAGTGATAAAACATATTATGGTCGTGGTATTTTTCCATGGGAACGCAGAGCAAAAGGTGTTAATGAATTAACGAGTTTCACTCCTGAACTAGATTGGGAACCTCTTAGGGAAAACATGAAACAATATGGTGTCCGTAATGCTACATTAATGGCAATCGCTCCTGTAGAATCAAGTAGTGTTGTTATTAACAGCACGAATGGTATAGAGATGCCCATGAGCTTGATAAGTGTAAAAGAAAGTAAGGCTGCAAGTTTAACACAAGTTGTACCAGAATATCATAAATTGAAAAATAAATATCAACTCCTGTGGGAACAAAAAGATTGTATTGACTATTTAAAAACCGCTGCGGTCTTACAAGCTTATGTGGATCAAAGCATAAGCACTAACACATTTTATAATCCTGCATTCTATTCAAATAGAAAAGTACCAGTTACATTGATTGCTAGAAATCTTATGTTAGCACATTATTATGGTATTAAGACCTTCTATTATAGTTTGATTAACAAAACAGGCAGTAAAGTAGAAGAAGCGCCACTTCAACAAAGTTATGTTGAGGAATTAGAGGAAGATTGTGAGAGTTGTAAGTTATGATGGATCCAAATATAAAGTCACAAATTGAAGAAGTAAAAAGTCACATTAATGAAATCAACAATATTATTTCAGTATTATATACGAAAGGTGTAGACATACAGCTTAGATTCGACAACAACCCAAACGGAAAACAAGGTAGTATTCCTAGTTTAGAGTTATGGCGTGCTATCGAAAAAGTTGATTATCTATAAGAAAAAATGAGCACAGCACAATATAATTTACAGACAAAGACGGATTACCTTCACCGTAGAATGTTTCTAGATCCTGAAGGACCTGTAACTATTCAACGATTTGAAGAGGTTAAATACCCAAAAATACAAAAAATGGAACAAACTGCTAGAGGGTTCTTTTGGGTACCTGAAGAAGTTAGTTTAACAAAAGATGCACAGGATTTTAAAGAAGCTAGCGATGCAGTAAAACATATTTTTACTAGCAATTTATTAAGACAAACAGCATTGGATAGTTTACAAGGTCGAGGTCCTAGTCAAATATTTACCCCAGTTATTAGTTTGCCTGAGTTAGAAGCATTGGTATATAACTGGACATTTTTTGAAACAAACATTCATAGCCGTAGTTATAGCCATATCATTCGCAATATTTATAATGTACCCAAAGAAGTTTTCAACACAATACATGATACAAAAGAAATTGTTGATATGGCATCAAGTGTTGGAAAATATTACGATGATTTGCACAGAATTAATTGTCTTAAAGAAACCTCTCCTATAAATCCATTTTTAGAATCAGACCACATTAAAGCAATATGGCTAGCACTAAACGCTAGTTATGCATTAGAAGCTTTCAGATTTATGGTAAGTTTTGCAACAAGTTTAGCTATGGTTGAAAACAAAATCTTTATTGGCAATGGGAATATTATAGGATTAATTTTACAAGATGAAGTTTTACATAAAGAATGGACAGCTTACATTATCAATCAAGTTGTAAAAGAAGATCACAGATTCGCAAAAGCTAAACAAGAGTGTGAGCAAGAAGTTTACCGCATGTATCTTGATGTAATTCGTGAAGAAAAGAATTGGGCTGATTATCTTTTTAAGAAAGGCCCTGTTATAGGATTAAACGCAAACATACTTAAAGATTTTGTTGATTATACCGCACATAATGCATTAAAAGATATTGGAATACGGTATCAGGAAACTGCACCAAAAACCACACCTATTCCATGGTTTACTAAACATAGCGATCCCAGTAAAAAACAAACGGCCCTACAAGAAAACGAGTCTACTAACTATGTGATAGGCATCATGTCAGATAAATTAGATTACGACGAATTGCCAACACTATAATAAGGAGAAAAATATGAAAGCAATAGTTTGGAGTAAGTACCACTGTCCGTATTGCGACCAAGCAAAGTTATTACTAAAATCAAGAGGTTATGAAATTGAAGAACGCAAGATAGGAGATGGTTTCACAAAAGAAGAATTACTAGAAGCAGTACCTAACGCAAGAACAGTACCACAAATATTCTTGGGTGAAGAATATGTAGGTGGATATGATGATTTAAAAAAACGCCTAGCGGCATAAGGAAAATAATGAACATTAAAGAAAATGAAGTCTATAGTTTTAAATTAAACAGTGGTGAAGAATTAATTGCAAAAGTAATCAAAGTTGCAGATAGTTTTCTAACTTTAGAAGAACCAGTTAGTGTAGCACCTGGACCACAGGGTGTTGGTCTCATTCCAAGTATGTTTACAGCAGATCCTAAGGGTGAAACTAAACTAAATACTAATAGTATTGCTATTGTATCACAGACTGAAGATGGTGTTAAAACTAAATATATTCAGGCTACTACAGGAATAGCAGTGCCTAGTAAAAAATTAGTGTTAGGATAATATGCCAAATTTAAGTAGGGTAGGAGATACGAATCAAGCAGGTGGTAAAATAGTACGGGGAGCCAATACTGTGTTTGCCAACGGCATTAAGGTAGGACTTCATGTAAGTGCCATAACCCCTCACCCTAAAGGCCCTAAACATAAGTTAGCTAAAACAACACAAGGTAGTCCTACTGTATTTTGTGAAGGTGTTCCAGTTCTAAGAGTTGGATCAGGAAATAGTTGCGGTCATAGTATTACAGAGGGAAGTCCAGACATTTTTGTCCCCTAAATAATTATGGCAGATACTGGAAAACAAGATCCTCTTGGAGTTAATGTACTTGGGTCAATATTAAATGACCAAGGCCTTACAATTAATCCTATTGTTACTAATTATGTGGGGACTAGTACTAATAACTATACCTACAGTCCTGGTAAAATAATTACAGATACAGCACTTAATTTTTTAGTGTATGCAATTAATGATGCCTATATTAGAAGTAATATAGACAATAATACTTTTAGTACAGTAAATGCCGCAACATACGGCAATTTAATTAGTATAGGATTGTTACCAACTGAAACTATTCCTGCATTAGGATTAGCTAAAAGTCCAGGTTATATTATTGAAGATCCAAGTGGAGTATGGACTACACAAGCAGTAGCAGCAGCAACAGATGCAGGCATGTATAATCCACAACCTGGACCTGCAACATCTGGGTTTCCTGTCGATAGTCAAGCATATCAAGGACAATATGCAACTTGGGTGCCATACAATCTTACTAATGTAAATAAAAGTATAACACAATGGGGATTCCTACACTGCTTTTCACTACAAGCATTCAATGAGTTTTATTATAATAATCCAGCCACATATAATAATATAACATTAAGTAATGTGGTTATTACAGGAACTAGAGGTCAATTTAGTTGCAACCCTAGTAAGGCACCGTTGGTTGTTGGACAAACTCTTACTATATCAGGTACTAAAGGTGGAGGAGGCACATTAACAGGTTATGTAAATCCAACTACTTATTTTATTGTTGCTACGAATGGTAGTACTACATTTCAATTAGGTAATCTTAATACCGCCGCAGGAACTCCGACTGGTCTGACATACACTGTTAATACATCAGATTATAATAGTTATGGAAATATAAGCACTAGTCTAAATTATACAGATTTTCTTGGAAGTTTTCAAAATGCAGATGGTTTTATAAATTCTACTAATAAAAGTATTAACAGTGTTAATAATGCTAAAGACTTTTTAGAAGGCACATTTAGTAACATGAATGACCTTATAACAGGTGATGTTACTGGTGTAAGTTTGGCTACACAAGCATTCGGCAGCGATTTAATTAATCTAGGAAATGTAATTAACTTAAGCAAGTTAGACACATTTGGTCTACCTAGTGTATTGTTACAAACTCTATATCAAAATAATGCTGTAACAGAAGATTTAAATTTAGCATTACTAGCTAATGGTTTGCAATTTAGCGATATATTAGGTATTACAAACGAAACACTACAGCCAACAGTACAGCAAGAAACTAAAATATACAGTTCATTTTTACTAATACAAGGCGAAAACTTAAAACAAGTATTGATTCCTTTAAATTGTAAAACTGAAAATTTAGAAACTTTAGCTGATTTACTTAATGTTCAAAAAATGTTTCCAAATAGTTATACTTCATTAACTGTCCCTGTTTATAATACAGCTCCTGGACCAACTAATAGTAAAACATACTATCCTATTTATGGAACTGGGTCATTGAATCCCGCATTAACTAATCCGAATATAACTGAAAAAGTTGGAGCCCAAATAATACCAGGTAGTCCTGCTCCCAATACAGATAATCAGCCAAGTATTACAACTGTAGCAACAACTTTAACTACAGTGCCTACTGCCCCTGCTGTCCCTATTATTACGACTAATAATAATGTTTTACAAACTTTTATTGATGAATTAGACAACATTCGAAGGATCGATGAAAGGGGTACATTTTAATGGCTGAAGTTAATTTTCAGGTTATTAGTCAAGGGTTTGGATCCTATTTAAATGGCATACTTCCCAGTGAGCAGGCAGTTGCAGCGGGTGCATTTGCATATTCAATGCGACAAATTAAAAATATACAGGCTGCTAAAATTCAAAGTTTTAGTCAAGCAGTATTTTCATTAGAAACGAATAGCAATTTACCACTAACTAACGGAACTGACAAACCAGTTGATAGCACACTACAAACAGCAGGATTTAATAAGATTGGTTTAGGCAGCGGGCCTAATGGTAATTACACAATGAGCGATTTCTTTGGATGTATGAGCGGACTACCTTATCCTTGGAAAGAATTTTATTCTCAAGTATTAAAATTTGCAAATCCTGATACAGATTTGTATCAAATTTATAGCCAACTTTATTTGGCAGTGAAATGGGAACAAGCAACGTTAACTGTAACTTGTACTGATGACGGTTCAGGAAATTACATTCCAGTCAGTATAAGTGTAAATGATCCTGGTGGCGGCTATTTTAGAGGTGGTCTAGATGAATCTACTATTACTATATCAATGAGTAATGGAGGAACTGCACAAGTAGTACCAGTAACTGGATTAGGAAAAGATCCTAGCGATTTAAGCACTTATGGCAAAATTCTTGCTGTTGAACTATTGACAGCAGGATCTTCATCTGTTTCTTGTCCTACAGCAACTATAAGCATTCCTCCTGATAATAGTACAGGTGGTTGGCCAGGAATGAATTCTGTAGTACAAGGGTACATAGACCAAGCAAATGCTTTGTTGGCAACTCTACTCCCTGATGCAAAAGTCCTTAATGAAATTTATAAAATTATAGGTCAACAGTTAAAAGTTGAACAAAGAGCAAGATATATTGCTATGGCACCCGTAGCTATACCAAAAGACTTTAGAAGTAGCCCTACCCCATCTACACAAGAAGGATTTGTTGATAGCATTCCTAATTATGCAAAAGATACTTTGCCACATATGAGTGCTCAAACATTGGAAAACATTTGTGATTTAAATACTATTGGTGGTCAAAGCATTATTGCCTTAATGCGTAGTGCACGAAATCAAGCTATTCTTGCTGAAGCTGGAATTCCATTAGAAAATTCTATTAGTGATATATTAGACCCTAACATTCAGACTCAGTTATTATTAAATGGCACAGTTGATGAAGCAGTTGTGGGAACAGGTATAACACCAGACGGTGCAGGAAGTATAACAACACAATGGACATTACCGCCAAACAGTATTAATGTTATAGGAAATTTAGAAATTAGTCCATGTAATAATATGGTATATGATAGTTGTAATGAGGTACCTTTAGTTACATTAGGAGAAAGACAACCAGGAACTATTGAAACTATTATTAACAGTGCAAATCTAGGTAATTGTATTGTTGCAGTTAATAGTCAAGTAGGTACGGGTCCATATGTTAATCCATATATCGACCCGTCAAAAAGTCCACAATCAGGAGCGATTGTGGCATCACTACCTAGCACACCAGGAGGACTCAATACTACTGCTCCTATACTAACGCCAAATCTTGACAAAGCATATTATGCAAGTCAAATGTTATGTTCAACATTGTCAGTACAAGAAGCAATAGACCAAGTTATATTTTGTAACTGCGATTGTTGGGACATATAATCCATTATACTTTACATTAGCACAGATTAGATATATACTATATCTGTCCAATTACCGAACTTTAGGTTCGAACGAAAGGAGAAATAAAATGGAATCATCCTTAAGAGGATTGTATTATACAATAGGTTTAATATTAGTTGCAGGACTTACCTATTACATTGGAACACAAAAAATTCAGTATTACAAATCACAACAGTTTGTTAATAATCATCCTACAGTTGATGTGATTGAAAAAAGATTAAGTTGTTTGGCAATGAATATTTACAAAGAAGCAGGGCATGAACCTTTCGAGGGGAAAGTTGCTGTAGCGCAAGTTACACTAAATCGTAGTAATGACCCACGCTTTCCTAATGATATTTGTCAAGTAGTGTATCAAAAAAATGTTATCATGGAAAAAGTAGTTTGCCAATTTAGTTGGTATTGTGATAGCGCAGCCCGTAGTAGACCTATACATAATGATGCTTATAAAGAAAGTTACGAAGTAGCTAAAAAAGTATTATTAGAAGGGTTTAGACTTGCTGTACTAAAAGATGCATTATATTTTCATGCAGATTATGTTAAACCAAATTGGAAACATGAAAGGATAGCTAAAATTGGATCCCACATTTTTTACAACGAAAGGGTTAAAATTTAATATGGATATTGTTAATAAATTTGTAGCAGCCATATTAAATTGGTTTGCTGAAATCGGGAAAGATTTCAAAGAAAAAATCACACATATAAGTGCAGAAACTATACATTGGATGGCAGTATTATGCTTTCATGCTGCTACTGCCCCTAACTTAGTTGGATTAATGTTAGGTCTTACTGATAATATGCCACCAATTGAGTTTGTATTAATTGTATGGGCAGGATTGGGACTGTTGTTTATGAAAGCTATTATTGAAAAGAACCGTATCAATCTAATTACGATTGGATTAGGTTTCATGGCACAAGCCACATTGATGGCATTAATTTTCTTTAAATAAAGGTTATAATGAAGTATCTTTTTACGAGTGAAAGCGTTAGTGAGGGGCATCCAGATAAAGTCGCTGACGCTATTAGTGATGCTATTTTAGATAGTTTTATGCAACACCAAGATCCTGCGCTTCGTTGTGCTTGTGAAACCTTGGTCACCACTAATCAAGTTATTATCGCAGGAGAGTACAAAGGATTGTTAGACATGCTTGATGTAGAATACCTTGTACGCAAAGTAGTTAAAAATATTGGTTATGAACAAGACGGGTTTCACTGGCAAACACTAAACATCGCTAACCTA